ACCTCTATATTTATTTCATCGCCTATGTTTACTAAATTTAAATCTATTTCTGATTTTATACCTGCTGAAATTTTTGGTATAATTATTTCTAATATTGGTTCATTATCATAAAATCCTTGTGCTAATATACCCATACTATTTTTATTTTTTACTATACATTTTGTTACTGTACCTTTTACTGGATTACATATTTCTGCTATACATTGTAATTCATATAATATACTACCATTAAAATGTTGTTTTATTAGTGACCCACAACTTCTTTTTAATATTTTAATACTATTTTTTTTTATATAACCGTGCTTAGTACATAAACCTTCTAATTTCTTTTTTAATTTATTTAAAAAAATATCGTCGAAATTACTTTTTATTTCATTAGGTTTTAAATATATATTTGTAGTAAATTTGATAGGTGTAAATAATTCATCCGACATAATTATTACTCTATATTATAATTTAATATCATTTTTTTATTTATTTTTTTCTAGTTCTGTTTTATCAATTTTTACATTTTTCATATAACTTTCTAATATACTATCTAAAATCATATCTGGTGTAAATTCTTCATTTTCCATAAACATTTTTAATAATTGTTCCGAAAACCCTGATAATAATGCTGTGCCTGTTTCATTTTTACTAATTGGAAAACTTTTCGTATTATCATAATTTAAATTCCAATATATCATTTGTGGAACATTATAATCATTGTCTGTAAATTTTTTAACAAATAATGTATGCATTAATTTATTATCACTTTTTTCAATTGCTTCATCAAATTGCATATCCGATAAAATAACTATTTTATTCGGCATATCATTTCTTTCTAATTTATTTTCTTTTCCATAATCAACAATTAATTCTGACACATTTTCTAAATTTGTATTATATCCCCAATCCATACTTTTAATTGATTCTATTTTTTCTTTTAATGTTTCTCCCTTTACACTAAAAATCTCTGCTTTTTCACTAAATGTTATTACCTTCTTTTTAAATAATCCTTCACAAATTTCTGAAATTAATAATCCTAATGCAATTGAAACTTGTGCCGGTATACTACCATTGTTTGCTGAAAACATAGATCCTGATACATCTACCACTGCAATTGTATTATTAAATATCCCTGTGTCTTTTACTGTTTTTACTATTGTATCCCATTGATTTTCTATTGTCATATCTACTTCATTATTTTCATTTGCTAAATAATAATTTACTAATTCATGTGGTAAAATACCTGTTACATTAATTTTTTTTGTTCCAGATTTAACATCATTTAAATACATTTTATATCTTTCTTCATCATGCTTCATAAAACTATTTTTTAATCTTTTTGATGCCACACCCGGTACTGTTTCATAATTTATTTTATTCCATTCGTTTTTACACATTAAACTCTCAACAATATTTATTTTTTTTCTAAGTGGTGATAAAAATCTCTTTCTATAATATTCATATTGACGATTTTCACTATATTTATAATAGTCATCTTCTGTTAATTCATTTTTAATAAATTCAGCGGTTAATAAACGGTTTGCTATCTTCCAACCAATATTTCCTTTTTTATCATAATGTTTATTTTCACTTGGACTCCATTTTGCACACAAAGATACTTCGCCTTCATTTATTAATTTTTTTCTATCTTTTAACAATTGTTCTACTACAACATTCATTTCTATTTCATTATCATATGAATCATTTTCAAGTATATAAAATATATCCTTCCAACAACCATATAAATCAATATAATTATTTAAATTCTTTTTATATGTTTTTAACCAATTATTATGTTTTAACCATAATAATGCATTATTGCTAATCGTTTTTTCTTTTTTACCATTTTTTCTATCTCTTGAATTAAAAATAATTGCTATTGTTTTTTGTGGATTTTCTTTCATTGCATCAGTCATATAATTATTTAAATCTTCTTCTGATAAATCTCTTCCAATATTTACAAATAAATCTAGTAAAATATTATTAGTTGTTTTTAAACAACAGGCATTATTATCTGTTTTACAATATATTATTTTTTCATCTTTTATTTCTTCTCTACGGGTTTCTTTTTCAGATAGTTCAATATCTACTTCTGTCTTTTTTAAATTTTCTACTAGATTATTTTCAATATCTTTAAAAAAATAGTTATATACTTTACTAAACATTTTAATTAAAATTAATTTTATATAACATTCATTTTTTTATATATATTTGCTATTTTTTAAATAATAATGGCATTTCATGTACTAATTTTAAACTTTTATTAACTGTTTTTGTATTATTATTATCTATATTTAATTCATAAACTTCTTTTAATATTTTTTTTAATTCAGTAATATTATATGATGTATTTAAATCAACTTTTTTAAGAAAATTAGTTATTACAATATCCGTTTTCATATTATTTTTATTTTTAAATAAGAATGTCATTTTTTTATTTAAAAAAAAATTGATTTAAATTTTATAACACTTAATTAATAAAGATATGTTTAAAAAGTATAATTTTGACCCTACTAATCCTACTAATAGATATTCTTTTGAAATTTATGATACTGATATTTCTATTATTAATGGTATTAGAAGAGTTATTATTTCTGATATTCAAGTTCCTGGAATTATTGGCGAAAATGAACCAACCGTTGAAATTATTAAAAGTAATGGACCATTACATAACGAATATTTAATTCATAGAATTGGTTTAATACCAATTTGTCTAAAAGAAAATGAAATTGATGATTACGAAGATAATTCTATCGAATTAGAATTAAATGTTGAAAATAAAGGTACAAATATTTTAAATGTTACTACAAATGATATAACTGTCAAAAAAAACAATGTCAGTTTAAATAAAAAAGAATTAAATGAAATGTTTTACCCCAATATGATTTCAAATGATTATATTTTAATTACCAGATTAAGACATAATGAATATTTACATTTTAAAGCAAATGTTGTTAAAAAAAATGGTAAATACAATGCTTCATTTAATCCTGTTAGTTTAGCAAATTTCTCTTATATCATAGATGATAGTAAAATTACTAAAGATACTTCAATTTTAGATAAAGAACGTAATTATTATACAGATGAATATGGTGAATGTAATGCTGTATTATTTGAAATAGAACCCATTAATAAATATATTACTCCTAAATATTTGTTAAATAAATCATTTGATATTTTAATTTCAAAGTTATATAATATTATAAACTATATTAAGTCTGATAATGTTATTATTAATAATTATAATGATTTAGAAAATACATATGAGATTACAATTGATAACGAAGATGATACGATTGGTAATATTATTCAATCTTTTATCCATAACAAATTTGTTAGAAAAAATGAAAATGTTTTAAATAATATTACCTGTACATATTGTGGTTATATTTGTCCACATCCTTTAAAAACAATTTTACAAATACGTTTTACATTACCCGAACAAACAAATTCTAAAGTTTTTATTGACTTTTTAGAATATAATTGTGTTTCTATAATTGAATTATTACAAAATATTAAAAGTGAATGGAATATTTTTGTAAAAGATAAATAAATTAATCTTTATATTTTTTTTCATTTAATCTATTAAGATTGATTAATTTTATATATTAAAAATGGATATAGTTAATGAAACTACACATAATATGGATATAGATATGGATTTTGAAAATCAAACATTTGATGCCACTGATGTAGAATATATTGTTGAAGAACTTCCTGAAATTGAATATTATGAAATATTAACATATGATGAAATAATTATTGAAAATCCAACATTTATCGCTTTAACAAAAAAGGAAATATTTGATGAATTATATGATATTTTTAAGAATGCAAATAAAACTAATAAATATGTTGATTTATTTTATAATATTTTAGATAATAGTGATTTTAATACTACTAATTATACATTGGTTTGTGAGTGTGAAAAAAAAACATTAAATAATAATGACAATGCGAATGAAAATTTAATCAATTTTATAAATACATTTAAAAAAATTAATAAATATAGGGATCTAAATTTAGCAAAAAAAGAAAAAGATAAACTTTTTTTTAGTATAATTTATGATGATACTTCAAATAATGTACGTTTTAAACCTTTTTATAAAACTTCTATTAAATTTAATATAACTAACCCCGAAAATAACGATATAAGCGACGATTATACACTATTACCCCACGATGATACTAATGTACCCGTTAAAGAAATTTATTATACTGTACCAAAAGCTATAAATAACGACTATTTATCTGATAAGGTATTATCTTATTTAAAGAAAAAAATATCTTTAAATAAAATCGAAACAACTTCTGATAATATTAATATTGAACTTAATAAATCAACACCATCTATTAATACTATTATAGATAATTTAGATTCTAATGAATTAAAAGAATTTGAAAATTTAGATTATGAAAATATTTCTATATTGTTAGAAAAATTTAATTATTATTTAGATAAAATTAATTTAAATGATTTTAATATATTAAATGATTATATTAAATCTGTTATTGATACTAATGTTGTAAAATATAATTTAAAATCAGTTAGAATAAAACCACATACTATTATTAATCACAAAATAACATTTTATAATAATATATTTAATATATTTAAATTATTAAATTTATCTGAAGATGATAAAAATGCACACGATGTTATAATTAGTAAACTTGAAGAAGAAAAAAACGGTATAGATAATCCTGATATTTTATATGATAATATTTATGATATAATTTATGCGATTTCTAATAATAATATCGATTTAAATACAGTTATTACAAATATCAGAAATATTGTTACTATTCAAAATATTAATAATTTAATTACTACTATTAAAAATTTTAATTCAAATGATATGGAACGTATAGAAGAATTATATAATATTGAAAAGGAAAAATATCAAAAATTAATTAATTCTAATAAAAATTTATATTCTATTAAATCATTTAAATTTATGAATTTATATAAAGAAATTAATGAAATTAAAACTGAAAATAATATAGATAATTATTATATTAATAATGATATTGTTTTTGATAATAATTATTTAGTTGATGCTGATAATAAAGAAGATATTGATGAAATTGAAAATATTGATATTAATTATAATGTTTATAATTCAAATTATTATGATAAATATATTAATAATTATTCCTATATTAATGCTAATGGATTTAAAGAATTATTAAAAATTATTCTACCTATTATTGGCAAATTAGAAGAACATTCTAAATTAACTTTTGATTTTAATAATTTATGTAATAAATTATATGCTTCTTATGGTGGTTTATCTACAAAATCTTTTATATTAAAGGAATCAATCTCTAATATCGATGATACTATTTCTGATACTGTTATTGAAAATATTGCTAAAATAAATTTTAATATTATAACGGATGAGATATTTGAAACAATAAAAAAACAAATATCTTTTTTTACAAATTCAAATATTGATACTTTAACAAATACTATTATTGATATTAATAACAAATATATTGATACACTTAAAGATTTTTTACTTAATGCTATTTCTATTTGTATATTAGAAATACAAACAAATATTATTGACGGTACTCATATACATAATTATAATAATAACTATATACATTTATGGGCTGATAATGGATTTCCTATTAATAAAAATAAAAAGGTTGGTGTTACAATATATTTAGTTGATATATTTATCAATTTAATTAATGAAGATGAATATAATATATATAATTTTACCTATAAAATAATTGATACTATTACAAGCATTATTGAAACAAAATATAAAGATATATTAGCAGATTTATATAATAAATCTATAACAAATTCTTCATTAAATATAAATCGTAATAAAGGTAAAAATTATCAAATTGGTCTTGTTGAAAATTTAAATGAATTTAAAAAACAAAAAACTTTGGCAATAAAAGATAAAGTTCTTCATAATTATGTTAATTCGCTTATATATATGCCTGGTATAAATTATAATAGAATACATAAATATTTATTAGGTTGTTGTTTGCAAAAAATAGATAAGGATTTCGCGCCTGATAATGATTTAAAAGGTAAAAGAAATGATTTATTAACTGCTAAAAAATATTTCTCTAAAAATAGATATAATAATAAAGATATTGAATATACATATTTGCCTGTTTTTGATAACAATGATAATATATCTGTTGATGATGTTGATACTATATATTTTAAAAAAATAAATTATGAGGTTAATTATGATGATGATAATTATACATATGATAATTGGTTTAATTCAATGCAAAACAAGTATAATATTATTATTGAAAATAATTATATAAATATACATAAAAATGGCAGTGAAGAATTTTTAAATATTATTAAAAATTATTTGTTTTATTTAACAAAAACTATAAATAATAATAAAAGTTTAATTCTTAATAATTTTATAAATAATTTAAAATATATTAACTATAAACAATTGCTTTATAACAGTATTACAATTACTAATAATTATTTATATAATAATCCTCACGATGATGTTATTAAGACGTCATTAGATTATATTAAAAATATTATTACAGAGTTTAAAATTTTAAATAATATTCATGAATCTGGAAATAAAACTAATATTATACGAGCAAAAGCGTATTTAATTGTTAAAGCAATTTGTAGTCCGTTTAATCCGGATAATATAATTAATAATAATATGCAATTATATATTCCTAGTGAAAATAATACTTTGTATATTAATTTATTAAAAGAAATGCATAATAGTACAAATAAAATAATATTGTCTTCAAAAATTCCAACATTTCAAGAAAATCAAAATTTTATTAATAAAATGAGAGAAGAATATAAAAATAAAAAGTTAGAATTATATGATAAACAAACAGATGAACAACGTAAAGTTCTTAATGAATTAAGTAAAATAGGTATTGATGTAAATACTTTAGATTTTGATGATACTGATATAAATCAAGAAAATGAATATAATGGTGAAAATGATTTTTTAATGAAGGGTGAAGATGATAATGACTTTGATAATTTAGATAATGAAAATTATGAACACGTATACCATTAGGAAAAAAAATTGATTATTAAATTCTAAGTAAAAATTAATTATGATTAATATAGTAAGTTTTATTGACATATTTATTATAAATATTATCAATTATATTGATAATGATAATTCTAGAAATTATTATTATATATTTCGTGATTATTTTAGAATAAATTCTTCAAATCCTTCTATTATTGTTTATTTATTTATTTTTATGTTAATTTATTTATTACTATTATTTCTAGTATATTCATTTATTATTATAAGAAAACAATTATTATATAAAAAATGAATAAATAATTATATATATTTTTATTAAAATGGGTTGTTTTAAATTTTTATTCAAAAACAAAATTAAAAATAATTCTAATATTTCTTTAAATACTAACGAACCTGATATTACATATAATTATACTAATAATAATTCAAATCCAATTGTAATAAATGGTTCTATTTTTATTGAATGTGCAATTTGTTTCTCTAAAATTAAATTATCAAAAACAAAATTAATATATCCTTGTGGGCATCGTTTATACTGTGATGATTGTTTAAAACAATTGGGGGAAAGTTGCCCCCATTGTCGTATAAAAATACATAGTTTTATAAATGTTTATGAAAATTTAGATAATTTTTAAAAAAAGTTAAAAAGTTGTGTTTTTTGCCAATTTCACGATACTTTTTATTTTTGTGCTATTATGATGAATGGTCTTAATTTTAGTGTCAAAAAAGAGGGGGGAAAAGTTTTGCATTTTTTTGAAAAAAAATTTGGACGGAAAATTTTTTTACTGCGTCGTGCGTCAAAAATTTAAATTCTGGTAATAAAATAAAGTATTTTAAATAAAATTATAAACGATTCCTCGTAACGACGCAAAAACGACGCAGTAATTGGTCATACTTATGTAACTTACAATTTAAGAAAAAGAATGTAGTGTTACATCATAATGATATATAAATAATAAATTTAATGTCATTTCATCATTCTTAAAAAAGTGGATAAAATGTAAGCCCATGAGGACAAAATGTAAGCCCATGAGGACAAAATGTAAGCCCATGTGGACAAAATGTAAGCCCTAACCAAAATATATGTAAAATGTCCAACAAAAATTATATTTTAAAGAAAAAAGTACATTTCTTTTATTTTTTTAAAAATTATAAAACTTTTTTAAAATTTAAAATATTTTTAAGAAATGTACTTTTTTTTAACTTCCATCAACATATTTTGTTAATTTTATTTTACTTGTTGTTATCATATCCTTTATATTTTTAACTTGTTTTCTATATTGTTCTGTTGGTTCTTTTAATATTATATAATTAAATAATAATTCAACTATTTCATTATATTTTTCTAATTCAATACTTGTACAAATCTGTTTTTTATTATTTTCTGCAAATTTTTGTATTTTATCTGCTTTTTCTTTTACTAATTCTTCTGCTAATAAATTTAAATCTTTTAATACTAAATCATCATTTACTTTAACTAAAGCATGAGTTTTATTTTCATACTGAATATTGTTATTTTCAGGAAATTCTTCATTAAAATGTATTTCTTTTGTTAATAATGTTGGTATATTATATATTTTTTTGAAAATATTTAACATTGTATCATAATTTAAATAATCTAACCGTTCGTTTCCATAATTATTTATTGAAATATAATTATTTGTAGTATGATTTAGATTTTTAATATTATTAGTTATATTATTATTAGTTACATTTTGTGTTTCTATATTTTGTATGTTTGGTGTTCTAGCATATATTATACTTCTTGCTTCACAATTATCCTTTTTCATATGTTTTGATTTTGCCTGTCTTGTAGTAAAACTAATCATACATCTAGGACATGTTAATTCATCTACACCTTTACATTTTTTTTCATGTATTAATAAATTTTTTCTAGTTATATAACTTTTGTTACACTTTTTACAAATATTTTGGTTAGGGCTTACATTTTGTCCACATGGGCTTACATTTTGTCCACATGGGCTTACATTTTGTCCACATGGGCTTACATTTTGTCCAATTATTTTTTCTTCATTATTTTCAATAATTTCACATTTATGTTTAGCAGTTTGGTGTCTTTTAAGGTCATAACGGCGTTTTGTTTTATAAATACAAAATTGGCAATTATAATATTTTACTGCGTCATTTTGCGTCATTACTATATACCGTATATATTTTTATTTTAAATAGTTTATTTTATTACCAGAATTTAAATTTTTGACGCACGACGCAGTAAAAAAATTTTCCGTCCAAATTTTTTTTCAAAAAAATGCAAAACTTTTCCCCCCTCTTTTTTGACACTAAAATTAAGACCATTCATCATAATAGCACAAAAATAAAAAGTATCGTGAAATTGGCAAAAAACACAACTTTTTAACTTTTTTTAAAAATAGTACATTTCTTATATTTTTTAAAAATTTATAAAACTTTTTTAAAATTTAAAATATTTTTATGAAATGTACTATTTTTTTTCATCTGGTAATAAATTTAGAAATAACAAAGGCAATAAACCTATTATATTAGTTATTATAATTAACATTGGCAAATTTGTAAAATCATTTTCTGTTATACCCGCCAATTTTGTTCCAATACCTCCCAGTATCGAACTAAATGTTCCCGATAAATTATTTATTGACATTATTGTGGCATAAAGTGATGCTTCTATTCCACACGGACATATATCTGCTGCTAATACCAAGACAGGCATAAATCCAATTTGTCCAAGTATACTTAAAAATATATCATCACCTATCGCAAATATTTCATCAGGAATACCAATTTGGCGATTAAAATGTGTTAATAATATAATTGGCATTGAACTAAATATTAAACCAGTATACGAAATAATTTTAAACATATTTTTTAAAGATATATTTTTAAAATATTTATTATATAAATATATACCACCTATAGATGATATTGATGATATTAAAGATAATTTACCAAAAAAATTTGGTGTAAATCCTAATTCATTTGTTTCAAAATAAAAAAAAGAACTTCCAGTAGATGGTGTTGCTTGCCATAATATTAAAAATAATATAGGCATTGCTATTTTTTTATCACGAAGAGAATGTAATATTAATTTAAAATGGTCTTTTATATCATAAACTACTTTATTACTTATCTTATTTTCTTTTATTGATAATCCAACCAGTATTATAATTAATGGAAAAAAAGATGTAATACTAAATATATTTGCTATTCCATATTTTTCAAGTAATGCACCGGATGCATATGATGATATTAAACCACCCATTGATGCCGAAGTCCAACATATGCTTTGTAAAGAACCTGAATTATCAGTTTCTTGCGATTTTGAAACAACTATAGCATCTATTAATACATCTGATAACGCTATTCCTAAAGAACTAATAGTTAATAAAGAAACGGCCAATATTTTATGATTATATGGAATTAAATTTTCATATTTAACTAAATTTGACATACTAAACCAAGATAAAGAACTTAATAAACCTGATAATATCAAATAACTCTTTCTTTTATAACCAAACAATGGAACAGTATCCGAAATAAAACCATAAAATGGTTTTATAGTCCACGGTAATATAGATATAGAAGATATATAAGATAATTCTGTTGGACTTAAATGCAATACATCCTTATAATAATATGTAACTGCTAAACTGGATAAACCAATAATACCTTGTACAAAATAAACACTTATAATTGCCCATATTTCACTATTTACCTCAATATCATATATGAATAGTTTTTTTTGTTTAAATTCAATTGGAAATTTATTATTCGTATTTTTTTGCATCTTTACTGAATATATTTGAGGTCTTTTAGTTTTTATTACATTCTTTTTTTTTAACAATGGCGGGTTTGCTATTATAAAACAATCAGAAATACTAAAGAGTAAACACAATAGATATAATTTTATTTTCATTATAATATTTATAATAGTTTATAGTTTTTTATCATTAAATAAAAAAAAAATTGATTATTATATTATAATATATATATATGCTTCTATAGCTCAATTGGTAGAGCGTTGGTCTTATGAACCAAAGGTTGGGAGTTCGAACCTCCCTAGAAGCAGAAATTTTTTTATTTGTAATAAAAAAAATAAATTTTTTTATTTGTAATAAACTAGTTAAATTTTAAGAATATATATATGTAATATATATAACATATACATTACAATAATATTAAAATTTAACATAAAAATAACACTTATTTTTTTATACTTAATTAATTGATTCCCTTTTTTTTTATCATTTAATTCAAAAGGCAAATACATCTCAGTTATTAAATTTTCTTTATAACAATAACTTTCTTTTATTAAATCAGACAATTTACTAGTATGAACAATTAAACCTTTAATATTAACATTTCTATTTTTATTTATTAAATAAGTATCTAATAATGTTCTAAAAAATCCTGATAAATGTTTTTGTGATATAACTGAATTATATGCTTTACATTGAACAAGTAAAATAGTATCACTATTAATTTTACATATTATATCAATACCCGTATCTAATAAAATATTATAGTTTCTTGACATTTTATCAATATTATATTTTTTTTTTATATTACTTAAATCATTATCTAATATTATACCAGATTCTATTAATAAATAATCGGGAACATTTTTCCATAAAAAACATTCATCTGTATTATAATATTCTTTTAATTTATTTAAAACATAATATTCATATTTAAAACCTTTTATACAATTATAATCAATATATTTAATGTATTGGATATAATCATAATTTAGCATGCTAATAAAAAAAATATAAATAAATATCATTTTTATTTTTTTTTAATTAACAATCGCGTCTAGCTGCATATTAAATAAGAATTCATTTTTAACACATTCTTTGCATACATCAAATGGAGTACTAAGATTCACATCCCATCTTTTAATACGATTAATTCTCTTTTTTAATTCTTCTTTAAATTCTGATAACGTATTTAATTCTAAATTAAGTTTATTAACATTATATTCATAATAATTAACATCACTATATAATTTATTTTTAATATTTTCTAACTTATTTAATTCAGCATTATATTCTTTTAATAACGAATTTAGCATCATATTATCAAACATATCGTGAACATTATAATCAATTGAATATTTAATTGAATTAATATTTTCTAAACATTCATAATATTTATTATAATAACATGTATAATTATTATTACATTCACCTAACATTTTTAAGTTGTATTCATATTCAATAACCTTATTATTATAATTAATAACAACATTATTAATTTGACTTTCAATCATTTCAATTTCACAAGACATTTGATTAGACATAATAATAGTTAGTTAAGAGAGAATCATTTTTTTTTATATTCGCTATAAATTAATACATAATTTTCAATAGAAACTTACAAAAATGTTGTAATTTTTACCAAAAAATAAAAAAAATGATAATTTATAACTTATTATATAATTATACAATGTCTGGCGAATACAAAATCACAAACCAAGAATCATTTGAAATTAATTATAAAACAAATAATTATGATGTAAAATTCAACGTTTCTTTCGGTGAAGGTAAAGATTCATTAGTTATTTTCGATGAATATGAAAGAAAAAATTTTAAAGAAAATTATAACGTTGAAGTTTATGAGAAAGGTAATAAAACAGACGATAACTATATGATTGGTTATCGTGTTGTTGCAAATGAGGGACCTATTGTAGTAAAGTTGGATAATATTGAAATTAATTCTTATGATAATAATTATATTTATGCACTAGGATTTGCACTTGATACAAAAAATCCAGAATATACAAGCGAATATAATACAATCCCATATAATATTGAGAGAGACGGTACTATGTGGACTATTCCAGCAAACAATAAAATTTCATATAAATTTGATCAAAATCCTAAAGCACAATATCAATGGGTAACAAAAAAAGCAATGGACATTGATTATAAACCAACGAACGAAGAAAAAATACTAGGTTTAGAAGAAACAACGGAAACAACAGGATTAATCTATCTATCGTTCATGCTATTTCAAAAAGAAAAAGAAAATGATGAACCTACACGTGGGGCAACACGTGGGGCAACACGTGGGGCAACTCGTGGGGCAACTCGTGGAGGCGATAGTGTAGGCGCGCGGTTCGGTTATGGCAACGAGGCGAATTCATCATCAGTAAAATCAGATTACAAATATATTCCAAATACAGAAAAATATATTCTACCAATTCGTGTAAGAATTAATAAAGATAGTAAATTTAGTGATATTAATTGTTCAGAAACATTAAAGGGGGCAGAAATTAGTGCCTTAAAAAAACAAACAATGACAATTCCGTTTTAAATATTAAATGGTTTGATATCAGTTTTAGTATATAGTTTATTCATAAATATATTTTTAACAGTATTTTGTAATTTATTATATTTTTTATTTTTATCTATATTTTTTTTATCAAGATCGCAATAAACTGTATTAGTTTTAATATTATTTATAATTGATTCTTCCAAATTTTTATTAACATATTCATCAGTTATTATATTGCATTTGTGACAATCACATTCGGTACTATCTTTAGTTGTATTGTTTGAAATAAAATCAACGTGATTATCAAGATTAATATCCTTTAAATAACTATTATTTTTAATATTATATTCGGATACATTGCCAATTATTTGTAAGTAAATAATATAAAATTTATCATTATTATAATAAACTAACATATTTAAATGTTTACCATATAAATTATTTTTACTATATAATAATAAATCAATATTAAATAATATATTATTGGTATTAAAATTATTATATTTAATTTTTTTTAATATATCATAAACTATATTAATATTTTCTGCACCTAATACATTAGATAAATATTTAATAAATTTATTATAAATTTTTGTAGATTTAATATCAGAATCTATCCAATCAGTCCATTTTATATAGTCGCTAATTTTCAATAAAATATCAATATTATTATTTATATTTAATATATTATATATATATTCACTATATTTTTCATTATTTAAATCTAAATCATTACAATTTTCATATTGTAAATCGTTAGCAGGGAACGAATTAATTTGAAAATTTTTATTAAAATTAAAGTTTATACCATCATAAGAATTGAACAAAAGTCGCGTATTAGTATCATTAACAATAAAATTTTCAATAAAAAATTTAGAACTAATTATAAATATAATGATAAATAATATAAATAATATAATAGTTTTCATTTATATTCCTCTTTATAATATTATAATATTATAATTAATTAAGAGTATAAAAAATGTATTCAAGAAAATATATAATAATTTTAATTTATGTTATATTATTGTTATTAATATTTTTATTTAAACCATCAATGATGTTTGATATAAATGGTGAAATAAAACATTTTGGTTACGAAAATAATTATTCATTATTAAGTATGGAAATAATTTTACCAATATTAATAATAATATCATATATATTATATTTTATAATAGAATTAATAGTTTAAGAGTTAAAATATGTATATTAATATATGGAAAATTATAAGTTAATTAAAAATGAAATAATAAATTTAATTAATAATCCGGATAAGAAAATTTCATTTAAAAGTTGCATATTTATTTACGGGATATCTGGTATAGGTAAAACATATACAGTTTATAAAATATGTAATGAATTAAATTTAAATATAGTAAATTTTACTAGTTCAAATTGTAATAATTCAGAAGAATTTAATGAATTATTATTTAAAACAATAACGGCTGTATCATTTTTAGATATTATATCCGCCGAAAAAAAAGAGAAAATAATAGTAATTGACAATTATGAAACATTATTATCAATAGATAGAACAATAAATAGTAATTTATATAATGTATTAAACGCAAAAAAATATAAAAATATACCAATTATATGTATTTGTAATAAAAATTTACTAAAAAAAATCGGAAATATAAAAAAAAAATGTAAAACAATTGAATATAAAAATCTATTAGATAGTGATATAGAAAAAATAATTCTAGAAAAAAAACCAAAAATAAAAAAAGATATACTTAAAAATATATTAGAAAAATGTCAAGGCAATGTTCAACAGGCATTATTTTTACTTGAAAATTATTCTGAAAAAAATAATTCAATAGATAAAAATTACGATACAGAATATTTATACGGTAATATGTTTGAAAGAGATATTGTAAATAAAATACTATTAGAAGATTCTTGGTTAATACCTTTAAGATTTCATGAAAATTTAATATATGAATTGAAAAATCGTAAAACCACGTTGCAAAATAAAAATAATTACTATAAATCATTTTTATTTGATATTTGTTTATTTGATGTATTAATGAATAAAAATTGCACAGATAACGCTATATCTATTATAATATCAAATGTATATTTTTTAACATTAATACCGAATAAGAAAGATAGTAAACCTAACATAGAAAATTTTACAAAATTATTAAGTTATTTATCATTGCAAAAAAAATACGTTAAAAAAGGATATAATTATAATAAAGAATTTTTTCAAATTGGCAACTATCATATAAATTCTATAAACATAAATTTATATACTTAAAATAGATAGATATAAAAATAATGGAGAGTAGTATACCTGTAAAATCAATGGTTAACAATTCAGTATCTCAAGGGAAAAAAGTTGTAAATAATAGTTATAATAATATCAAAGATGCTTCAACTAATGTTTATAATAAAATAATGTCGCAACTTAACTATTATACAAATCGTCCTGAAGTAATTTTTGGATTAATATTTGTAATTGTTTTTTCTGTAGTTATTGCTTATTTTATGTATAAATATATTGCTGAAAAAGTATTTAATCATAATAAATTAATAGTAAATGAAACAAAAGCTGGAATATCAGGTAATAAAAAACATAAAATCATATTGGATAATAAAATATTGTCGGGCAATGGATTAAAACGTTCTTATACATTTTGGATGTATATTAAAGATTTTAGTCACACAGGATTTAAAAATGTTTTTTATTTTGGCAAAGAGAATGATATATTACAACGTTCAATACAAATTTTCTTAGAAAATAGAAAAAATAAATTGTTTATTAGATTTAAAAAAATAGATGAAAATACAAGTGATAAAACACAACAAATATTATCAGATTTTGAAAGCGAAGGTACTTATACAGAAGCATTTAAAGAATATATGAAACAAGGCATATGTATTGAATATATACCTATACAACGTTGGGTACACGTTGGAATAGTTGTAAATGATATTGGTACTTCTGGAGGAAGCATATCAACATATGTAGACGGTGATTTAGTTGGTATAGCGAATCACGGCGAGAAATTAAAAGGTTTAGGTGAAAATATCGATTCAGAAATGAAATACGACATTAAAAACTATGACTTAGATAGTACAGATAATTTAGTTATAGGTGGTGCATACAATGATAATGAACAAGGATTTTCTGGTTTATTATCAAAATTAACTTTATTTAATTATGATTTAAATGATAGAGATATTTATAATAATTATAATAGCGGTCCTATCGATAATGTATTAGATAAATTAGGTTTAGGTAGTTATGGTATAAGAAATCCAATTTATAAAATTAAATAAATGTTTTATTTTTATAATTATTTAAATATTATTCGGAAAGTAATATAAGTATTTTAAATGGGAAAAGGTGTAAAAAAATTATATACCATAAATAGAGAATATATATATTTATAATGATATCTAATATAATACAAGTATTTTTAGCGTTTTTTATAATACTTATATGTTTATTTATTGCATTAATGGTATACAGTTATGATAATAAAAATATTGTAAAACAATCAACAAAAAAAAATGCTGTACAAATATTTAAAGGCATCTACGATTATTCTATGTATGACGGTCAAGAATATACTACTTATTCAGATTCAAGTTTTAAATTTAAAAATATTGTTCCTTCTATAAATCAATCTGGTGGTGCAGAATATAGTTATAATTTTTGGTTAAAAATAAACAAAGATAAAATGGGACCAGCTTTAACTAATAGTAATAGTGATATAGTATTATTTTTAAGAGGAAGTAAAATACAATTAAATTATAATAATGATGAGAACTGTTTATTAAAAGAAAATAACAAATATGTATTAGTTAAAAATCCTCTTATTAGAATGAAAAATGATGGAACATCTATAATTGTAGAATATAACACTTTAACAAGTGCAGATTCATATCGTTCAGATGGGACAGATTTTATTGATTGTAATAAAGAAACAACAGATAAATGGACAAACAGAAATTCTGGATTACTCGGTATATATGATATTAAATCAAATGAATATAATAATAAATGGTTTATGTTTACAGTTGTATTAAAAGAATTAACACCAGAAAATGATATTTTAAATAAATTTAAAACATCTTGTAAAATATATTTAAATGGTGTTAATATGTTAGATAGAGTTGTAGAAGCACCATATAATGGTATTTCTAATTTAACAAGTGGTTCTGCAGCAATGAAACATAACAGAGGTCCATTATATTTAAATCCAGGCGATATTTTAAATAAAGAAGGAGGAAATAACAAAATATTTTCATCCGAAAGTTCTAATGTATTACAAATGGCCGACTTAACTTATTATAATTATGCCTTAACACACGGTGAAGTTAAAAATATATTTAAGAAAAAGTTTAATACAACTGCATTTTCACCTGTAACAGATAATACAATAGACACATATCCAATTGCAAATATAAATATAAATAATGATAAAAATATTGTAAAACCATATTAGAGAATAAATATATAAATATTTAAATAAATGGGTGCTGGATTATTACAGTTAGTATGTAAAGGTCAACAAGACACTTTTTTATGTGAAAATCCGAATATGAGTTTTTTTAAATATAGTTATAGAAAACATACAAAATTTGCGATAGAAAATATACAATTGGAATTTAATAATACACCTTTATTAAATCCTAATATAGTAGATGGACAATATACATGTAAAATAACAAGAAATGGTGATTTATTAAAAAATTTATATTTTTGTTTTAGTTTACCTGAAGTTTATTCAAGTAAAAAACATTCATTTAAATGGGTAAAAAATATTGGACATAATATTATAAAAAAATGTATTGTTAAAGTTGATGGTTTAATAATTGATACTATAACTAATGATTGGTTAAATATATGGAATGAATTAACAATTGATAAAATGGGATACGATAATTTAATTGGCAATATACCAAGTATAACAAACCCTACCTTATTTAAAAAAAAATTAATAATTGACAATAACAAATTTATATACGATTATTATCCATATTCTGATAAAAATGACCCGAATTGTTTACCATCTATAAAAAAAACACAAATACGTGTCCCTTTACCATTCTGGTTTACAAGAAATCCGTCACTTGCATTACCATTATTAAGATTACAAGCAAATGAAATTACATTAACAATTACATTAGAAAATAGCGAACATTTATATACAGTTATTAATAATGAAATTGATAAAGACATAAGCCCCCTTTTACATAATAAATTATATAATGAGAATATAAATATAAATACATTTGTAAAAAATAATTTTATATTTCCTTATATCGAGGCGGAATATGTATTCTTAGATAATAATGAAAGAAATACAATATTTAGAAAAACAAATTTACAATATTTAGTAGAACAATTAGAAATAACACCACAAAATATAATATCAATAAATAATAAACCAAATAATAATACCATTATTAAGGTTAATACAAATAAACCAACAAAAGAATTAATATGGATTATGCGAAGAGATGATTATTTAAAGAACTTTAATGATTATACAAATTATACAGCATCATTTCATAATAATAATCAATACCCCATATTAAATAGAGCATCTATTGTATGGGATAAAAGTAAAATTATAGTTAATGAAAAAGATAACATATTTTATAATAAAATACAACCATATGAATATCATACAAAAATTCCAAATATGGAAGGTTTATATTTATATTCATTTGCTTTAAATCCAGAAAAAAATAATCCAAGTGGTTATTATAATGCATCTTTAGTTGATAGTAAAATATCAATATATATCAATAATTATCAACATAATGACCCGCTTTTTAATTTAGATAATTTAGACAATTTAAAAAGAATTTTAAAAAATGAAGAAAGTTACAAAATACAAAATTATTTTGTAGATATTTTTAGCGTAACTTATAATATTTTTGAAATAATTGGCAGAAGTGCCGGAATGAAATTCGCATAATTTATTTTTATATATTAATATATTAGAATATTAGTTAATGGATTTAACTTTTTTTATCGTTTTTATTATATTAATTTACTTAATCTATTATTTAATTAATTGTATTCAATCATTAAATAATGAATTAAAAGAAGTTAAAAATAAATGTATTAAAATATCAAATGATGCTAAGTTAAATGTTAATACTCCAGATTTAAAAGAAAAATTAAAGGAAAATACAGTTAATACATTAGATTTTTTAAAAAAAATATTTTCAAAATAAATTTTTTTTTCTAATTAAATGTAAAATTTTTATTATAATTATTAATATCAATAAAATTATAAAATATGAGAATATATATACAAAATTAAAAAATAATACGGGATTTTCATCTGCTTTAAATAAATAAATTAATTTAAAATACAAATATCTAACAAATTCAAATACTGGCCAATTATGCGAATTTTCAGTTTCTTCTATTATTTGATACGCTAATGGAATATTATAGTAATATTTATTCATATTAAAATAATTTTGAAACATATCCCAACAAAAAATATTTTTATAATTATAATTAAGTACCGATTTTCTATATTTTTGCGAATATATAACAGAATGTGTATATATATTTAATAACCCCTTATTTATATTAAAATTATAGGGCATAAATATAAAAGGTATTGTTCCCAAATAAAATGAAAAACTATTTTTTATATTATTAATTAAAAAATTATTAATATTTTGTTGTATATCTCTTTCCTTCAATTTATCATCAAACATAAAATCATCCTCCAAAATTAAAATATTTTTATAACCTTTATTATTTGCGTGGCGAAATATATTTATATTACAATCAACTAAATCCTTTGCTGTATTTGTTATATAACTACTCTTTTTTGCCTTTTTCCAACCTTTGTTAAATAAAATATAAATAGTTTTCGTTGGTTTTATATTTTGTATACCATTTATTATATTTTTATATCTTTTAGTATTTCCTTCTAAATATATAATATAAGTTGCATCTATTGAATTATCAAATATTCCAGCACTATAATTATATTTTTTTAAATTATAACTCATTTATATAAATAATATATATTTATTATCTTTAATTTAACAAATTATATTTTATTGATTGTTTACTTGCGATGAAGACATATTTAACGAACTTATATCGACATTATAATGTTTTAATGCTTCAAGAGCAGCATTATTTTCTGCTTCTTTTTTTGAATTACCACACGCAGTTGATATTACAGTATTACTTTTATCTTTTACACAATATTTAAATACTTTAATAGAATCTTTACAAGTAATGTCAATTTCATAAAATTTTGGAATATCTTGAATATGATGTTGCATATAATAAATTAACATATCCTTATAATTAGTTTTAGAAACTATTAATTCACTAAAATCTAAATAGTTTTCTAATATATATATTATCCAATTATTTACAATATCATAGTTATTATTTGTATCCAAAAATAATGCACCAATAAATGCCTCAAAAATATCTTCCATTATTTTATAATTATTTCTACCATTGGATTCTTCTACTTGTTTAGAAATTATTGCAAATTTATTAAAACCAATTTTATTTGATAAAAATCCTAACATTTTTCCATTTACAATTTTTGTTCTTAGTTTTGATAAAAATCCTTCATTTTGGTCTGGAAATCTTTCATATAAATATGATGTTACTACCATATCTAAAATAGCATCTCCTAAAAATTCTAATCTTTCATAAGACATATCTTGAAGAGGTAAACAATCATCTGGACATTTAATATTACTATTTTCAAAATCTTGATTTTTCATCGTACAATACGATTGATGAACAAATGAGGTTCTATATAAATTAATATCATTAATTTCTATTTTATCAATACCGTTGTTATATAATATATCATTTAAATCATTTATATTTAATAAAATATTTTTATTATTATATGGCATATCTGTAATATCTAATTCTTTAGTTTTATTATGTATTGATGTAATCTTATTCATTTGATAATATTAATATTATAATTAATAAAATCATTTTTTTAAATGTTAATTATACATAAGGAAATAACTTTATTTTAAAATAATGACTACTAATAATTATAAACCTTCAGAATTTGAAATTAGAAGTTTAGGTATTGGTTTAATAAACAATAAATATCTAGATTTAGATAAAAATAGAGAATTTCTTGTTATTGGTGACATTGATGAGGAAAGAACAGAATTATTATGCGGACAAAAACATACTACATATAATTCAAGTGAAACTTATAATATTTTACATACACGAGATATTTTATATAGTACAATTGTCAATAATTCCGGAATAGGTATTAATACTACTAGAAATATATTTGATAATAATTTTACAAATCAAAATATTAAAGGACTTTTCGTAAATGGAGGTAAAATTGAATGCTGGGGAAGAGTAGCAGCTACAGGTTTTGATTTATTAGACGAAAGCACTTGTAATATTATATCATTTAATGGTTCAGATATAAATAGTAATTTTTCAAATATTTTAAATCAAGTAAGCGAAAAAATAGATAATAGTATTAAACAATCGCATTTATATCCAGGTTTTAATAATATACTAAATATTAATGGCAAAGAATTAAAAAGAAATAATTTATACACTGATAATTTTTTAACAATAGGCGGTATTGATACATCCGAAAATATTTCAGCAAATAGTTCTGAAACAATTGGAAATATGCATCCTCTCAATATAATTTCGGATACCATAACTAATAGTTTTGAAGGTATTCAACTCGCTATTAAAAATAAAGCAATGGTTCAAGATATTATAATTAATGACAGCACTGCAGGAGAAAATATAGAAAAAATATATAATGAACCAGCGAGTTTAAAAATGGGTATAATAGGAAATTTGAACAATTCACCAGCTATTATTACAACTACAAGTAATATGCCATTAGAATTTCATATTTCTAAAAATACACATTCACTTAATAAATTATACAAAAATAACAATAATGAACATTATCAAATACCAAATTATAATATTAATTCAAATGTTAAACCTTCTATGACAATTACACAAGATGGAAATATATCTATTGGTTCGAATATTGTATCTGAAACAATTAATCCTAAATTACAAGTATATGGTAGTGCTGCATTTGATAATATTTATATAAATGATGAAAATAATAATTTAAAAAAATTAGACGATATTTATTATAGAAAAAACTTACCAGTATTAACACCTGAACAAATAAGTGATGGTACTTTTAATTGTAATTATACATTTGCAAATACTGTAGATTTTAATGGTATTATTTCTGACGAAATAACAACAGAAACTTTAAATGTAAGCAATATCACTATTTTAGATAAATTAGATATTAAAACTCAAAACATTAGTCATATTGATGGACCAATAAATTTTAAACAAAATGTTACAATGAATAATTTAAGTTTAAATAATGGTTTTACAATTAACGATAGTAATGTTGATATATTTAATATAAGTAATGTAATATATAATCCATCTTTTAATAATAAAATTCAATTAGGAGAACCTACCATAGTTTTTTCCAATAATGGTGTCATAGAAGAATATATTGCTAATTTTGTAGCATTAGAAGATTATAAATATAATGAATTTTCTTTTCAAAACAATTCTAATAATTATCTTTTAAATATTAAAAATAATATTGAATGTGATATTTTACTAATTGATAATTCTAATTATAATTTGATAAATAATGTAAATTTAACATCAAATACATATTATCTAGATTATAATGATACAAATTTAAATATTATATTTAGAAATGAAGATTCTAGTTTAATATATTATTCAAGTAATATAAGTGGAGAACCTACAAATAATATTACTGACTTTGGTGTAGATATTACAGAACTATTAAATATACCGACATATGATAATATTAGTTATAATAATTTAATTGTTTTATTTAAATATAAATATATTGTTGATTATGTTGTTTCTGATACACCATTTTTTATATTAAATTATAATGTCCCTGATACTATAATAATTGATGCAAATTCTAATATAATTGTTCCCGGAAAATTAACATTAGGAAAATCTAAATCATTAACAACAATTGAAAATAATAATTTAGTAATACATAAAGATAGTAATGATTTTGAAGTATCATTAGTTTCAGAAAATAATATTTCATATATTGGTCACAGTTCAAATGATATAAAAAACAGTGATAATTTAATTATAAATACTACACCAAGTGAAAATACACAAAATCGAAATATAGAATTTTATCCATCTGTTGATAAAAATGATATTAACACGACGGTACCTGCTTTATCAATTAATGCAAATAATAAAATAGGTATTAATAATAATAATCCAAATTTTGATTTAGATATATATGGAAATTTATCATCAACAAATATATATGTTGATGGAAAAATAACAAATACATTTGTTCAAACAGAAAATAATAATAAATATGATACATATTTTTTAAATAATACAAATGAATATAATAAGTATTTTATTAATTATAATAAAACAAATGATAATAATTCACAATATTTATTAAATACAAGTAAGGGGTTAAATGTTAAACAAGGTATTAATATATATGGTGGATATTATGATGAAAATAAAAGACTTGCTACTATAAAATATATTAATAATAATAATACTGTTAATACAGGTTACATAAATGCTAATATTTATATTGGTGTAAGCGATATTAAAGATAAATTTTTAGAAACACTAATTAAACCCGAAGAAACAAAACCATTAATGATAAGAAATTTGTCAAATGATAACTACAATGATACAGTTATACGTCTTTATCGTGGAAAGATTGGTTATGATAAAAGTAATAATATGTCAAAATATACAGGCATAGATTTTTGCAATTGGGACTCAATAACTGGCAATCGCAATTCTGATAGATGGTATATATACAGAAATCACGATAGTTCTAAACAAAATGTTATTAATTATCCAGGTGTTTTTGAAATTGGTTACAGTGATACACAAATACATCCAAATAAAAGTGGTTTAGAAATTATGTATAGAAGAGATATAACTCATAAAGGATATGTTGAACATACAAAACCACCTACAGAAAATGATGAACAAGAATACTATTTTATATTTAATAGACCTAAAGGTGCCGAATATGAATTACCCAACACTAATATAAATAATGAAATAACTAAACAAAAAACTGTAAAAATATATGGCGATGTAGAAACAGATACATTACATTGTAGCAATATAATTATAGATGGAGTAAATTTAAATACATATTTATTAAATAATTCATCAGGTAATGATAATAGTTATACACCAATACAAACTGTTAATAGAAGTGATGAAGCACCATTAATAAGAAATAATCTTATGGAAATTATTGAAGATAATGTAGAATTATATGGTTATACAAATTATATACATCATTCAAATGCTACTATAATTGGTAATTATGATGCTAATAATGAAAATGTTTTTAATAAATTATATTCAAATAATATTGTCTTATATGGAGAAAATAACAATTCAATAGCCAGTTTTATTTCACCATATATAGATAATACAAAAGATTTCCCAATATCATATTTTGATTTATCTATTAAACAATTTAGTAATACTTCTGATAAATCAAGAAATATTAATTCTATTAAATTTTGCATTGAAAGTATAGATGAAAATATTCCATATCAAAATTTAGATGAAGAATTGCCTACATTATTTTCATTTAAAACAGGTATTGTAGATAATAATTTATTATCTATATTTTATGACCATTCAGATATTAGTTCTCCTAATACATATTTTAATTTTGGAAATAATCAAAATATTTCAAGATGGGATAGTAATATATCATATAATACAACAGTACATATTAATGATTGGAAGGATTATTTATTACAATTAACAAATACTGATACTGCAAAATCTGCAAAAATCAAATTTAATAAAAAACAAGGTATATATAATAAAAATTGGATATTAGAAGGACCAGATATAAGTGATACTTTTAATATAAAATATTCAGAAAATGAAATAGACAATAATAATTTAATAACATTAAATACTAATAATACTGTTTCTATAAATGATACAAATTCTAATAATACTTTAAATATTAAAAGTACTAACAAATCATTATTAAATTTAGTAAACAATTATAATAATAATTCTTTTACAGATACTAATTACAATTATATATATTATAATAATTCTAATTTAAATTATATTTTGAATAGTAATTTAAATAATAATAAAATAGACATCTCTTATAATATTAATTTGGATAAAAACTACATTGATAATGTATATACTAATTTAACTGAAATACATCCAGAATTAAAAGGAGAAAATAATTTTATATATAAAAAAGATTATAATATTTTAGATACAACATCTACTATTAATAATACTAATAAAAATATAAAAATAGATACATATAGTACCGATTTTAAGTTTAGTAACTTAGATATTAATAATTTTGATATTATAGAAAATGTTGATGATTCACGTAATAATATAAATATAGACAGAAATTTAATATTACCATCATTAACAATAAATAATTATAAAAATGTAGATGATTTATCATCAAATTACTATTATGAATTTGATAATTTATCAAATATAAATAATGTAATTAATGAAAATATTCAAATTACGAATAGCGTACAAACAATTCCTTTTAATATTAATACTAATTGTTATGTTTTCTCAAATTATACTTATATATTTAATAAAAATATTGAAATAAGTAATAACAATATTATCAATACTTTTTCAAATATACTAAAAAATAATAATAATCCAGTTTCTACTAGTACAGAAAAATTATTGCAAATAACAACAAATGAAATTGTTAATAATAACAATACTTATGAAATGACAACCAGTAATTATATTATTTATGATATTGAAAATGATGCTATAAACAGATTATATAATGTATATTCAACTATTAATATACCAATCAATATAGAATTTAAAATACCAGAATTATTAGTAAATGATAATGGATTAGATGCAGATATTTTTAATAATAATACTACATTTAATATTGATATAACAAAAAGTTTGAATAATAATTATACATTAGAGATTGATACAAAAAATTATTTGGAAAAAAATAATTATAATGTAGAAATAATAAATGAAACACTAGATTTGGGAATATTTCAGTATAATTATGATTTAGACTTTTTATTGTTAAATGGTAATAAAGTAACTAAAAATATAAATCGAGTATTTAATTTAATTTATAATTATGAAAAATATAATGATACAACAGATTTAGTTAAAATATTTAAAACGAATACAGTAGTTACACAACCTCATATAATTTTTAATAATATTGTAAATAATGTTGATAATACGTCTTTAAGAAATAATAAATTATATAATAATATTGATGGTAGTTTGGAAATTAAACATTATAATAATACTGTAGATATAAATGGAAAAGATTTATTAAAAATAACACCAGATAGAAAATTAGATTTACACAGTGATAGTAAAATATATGTAGATGATATTTATTGTAAAAATATATATCATATTGATACTAATAATCAATTAATTTTAGATAATACAAATCATTTAAATGATAGTACATTTACACACGCTACAGAACATTTTAATTTACTTTCAAGTAATATTAATATTGAAACATCCAATTATAATACAAAAATAAATAATAGTGCATTTAATTTAGATATTAATACAAGTGATAATGTTATTTCATTATATAATATAAATAATACTAATTCTATTAATAATGCAAATTATAATGTTTTAAATATTACTAGTGAATATTATCAGCAAAAAAATGGAAATAATTATTATACACTTTTTGGCGTACCAAATAATACTAATTCTACATCATATATGGGAATTAATACCACATATAATGATATTATATCTAAAAATGCTAATAGCAAATTACACGTATGTGATGGTTCTATATATATTGAAAATTCAATTAATAATGAACAACATATTGTTTTAAACAATTTAGGAAACAATAAAAAATCATCTATTATATTTTCTGATAATGGAGCATTAAAAATTGGTTCTAAAAATAATAATAATATTATAACAAATTTATTTGAAGCTAGTGAGGCAAAATTTAATATTAATTCTCCAGAATTATTTGTAAGTACTTTAGATGTAAAACAAATACGCATCAATGGTTCAATTGTTAGTGGTGACCAAATTGATAATTTAAATTTAGGTGAAGTTTTTTACACTGCAACAGATATGCATATTCAAGCATCTTCAAATATTCATTTTAGTACGCCAACACATTATGGTATAACTTTATTAGAAAATAATGAAAATAATTATAGTATTAAAAAACATAGAGCACCTATTGCACAAAATGCTTTAACTAATTTAGATTTATCAGATACTATAAATTATTCAAATATAATATTAAGTAGTGAAACTCTTAATTATTTTATTGATAATTCTAATTTATACTATTTAAATGATAAATTATATAATAGTAATATATTCGATAATACATTAACAGAATATAATATTATATCTGGGCAAAGTAATATTACAAATTTTACATATAATAATAATACAAATAGCAATATTTATATATCAGTTGAATATTTACAAGAAACAAATACTATTTTAGATGATAGTCGTTTATTATACAACAATATTTCACCAATAAATGATAACAGTATAATTACATTAAATAGTGATAATATCTTAAATATTAGCGATTATAATACTAATATATTTAGATATTTATTAAATAATACTACAGTAACATTATTTGGATTATTTTTAGAATTACAAACAAGCAATTTTACAAGTATCAATAATTTTAAATTTGATTTTAGTACCAGTAATATTTATCCACAAAACGTTAGTATTTTTGGTTCAACAAATAATATAGAATTAGAAGCTATAATTACAGAAAACAAACCGAACACAAGTAATATTATAGATATTAGTATTACTAATTCAAAAAAATATATAAATTATTTTGTTGAATTTGATAATTTTATTAATAGTGATGGTATAGACACGGCAAAATTAGGTTCTAATATTTCATTAAATATTGAATTAATAGCATATATTAATAAAAATAAAGTTTTTGATTATAACATATATACTGATACATTAAATGAAATAAGTTCATCTGATATTAATTTCAAGAATATTCAGTCATTTACTTATGATAAAAATGATAGCAATTTATTTATAAATGATGACAGTGCAATTTATTTATACAATCCAAATAATACAACATCGTTATATAATTTGACAGGTTCATTGTATTATGGATATTTAGATAACTATGTTACAACAATAAATAACGAATTATATTCACATATTAAAAATAGTATATATATTAATCATAAAAATAAATTGTATATTAGTGATAGTGATAATTATTCTATAAGAGAATATAATATACGTGATAAGGAATTAAAAACAATTGCTGGTTATTATCCTTTTAATAAAATAGATAAAATTCCTGTTAATGAAATACGTAAATATGGTACAGAAATTGGTAATGGTTATGATGCTAGATTTAATAATGTTCAAGATATTATATATGCTACACTTAATAATATTGAATATTTAATTGTCAACGATTATAATACTAATACATCATCTTATAGATTTTTAATTATACATTTAGATACTTATTTCGTTTCTTTATTTAAAGAATTTAATAGCACGTTTACAATTACAAACTTGCATTTTAATAATGAAAGTGGTAATTTATATTATCTTGAATTAGAAAGTGGTACAAATGACAATAAATTACAATATATTAAT